TTTAGGGTAGAATGTATAGGCATCTCTCTTGAAAGCCTCTTGTTTAGTTATTTCGCGAACCTTGCCAATGTGCTCGATGTGGTTTGGATATTGCAAACGTGAATGACCATCACTGTACTGGACCAAAATGGACTCTTGTCCAAAACGGTCAAAAGCAATAAATTCTAAACGCTCGATATCGTCAACACGTGTAATAGGGACAAAAAATGATGTCTCTTGATCATCTTTATAGCGTCCTTTCATTTCAGTTGGTTTGAAGCCTAACTTAGTTAACATTAGTTGTAATTGATTGGTGCGAATCTCATTCTCTTGAGGTGTCAAGTGAGATAATTCAGCAGATAGAATGACAAATTGATTGTAATGTAACATGATAACCTCCTAAGTTATGCAATATTGTTTAGTTTTTTAATTGATAACCACCATGCGCTAGTGCGTTCAACACTTCGCCTACACTCATCGCGCTCAGCGTCCCATTGAACCTCAACCTCAGTAGGTATTGGGGGTAAATTTATAATGTTAGTTGAAATTGTTTGAGTTTTGTCCGACATTGTAACCTCCCAGAAAATAATGTCTTGCGTTAGTTTATACTAATGTTGCTGACTTGTCAACTAGCTCCATGTTGTCTTTATTGTAGCATCGGTAGTATTTTACACCGTCAACGATGAATTCTACTGCAATGAATCTCCAAGCGTGAAATGCAAATTCACCTTTTGGTTCTACTGTTCTAAATAGATGTACAATTGTATAATTTAATCCTTTCATGTTTCCTCCCTTGTTTTGTTTATATATATACTATAACAGTTTTATTGCGCTGTGTCAAGAAAAAAATAAAAAAAATAAAAAATAATTTCGTGCCAAGCGAGTCTATGCAAGTCTTGTGCCAATAGAATAGGCTGCCTCTCTCCCACGCAAACAATCCAAGCAAGTTTCGTGCCAAAAGATTATCTTGTCGCCTAAGCAAACTTGGCACAGATTTTGCATCCCCCCATAAATTTGCAGGGGGTGCCTAGAAATAATAAAAATAAATAAATAAAAACAGCCTTCACCCCTATTTTTTGCTACCTCCAGACCTCTAACCCCCCGTAATCACATCTAGCTTAGGTAATAGGGTATTTTAGGGGTTATATTACCTGGAATAGGGGTTACACTTCCCCACACAGACGCAAACGTAGACTTTTTTAGATATGAGCGAAGCGAAATATCTAAAAAGCTGCCATCCGCATATTGACTTCTGCAAGATAGTATGCTAAGGTGAGAAAATGCGCAAACCTACTAAATTCAAGTGTGGCTGTTATAACTGGCAAATATACTGGAGTCAGGAGGAAGCAGACGAGATGTATGGTAAGACCGATTCTAGTTCCAAGGTAGTGACAATCTACAAGTGTAAGAACGAGGAAATTACCAGGGAAACGCTACTACATGAGTTACTTCACGTGGTACTTGAGGATAAGGCAGAAGCAATATTTAACTTTGACTCTGACAGCAAGAATTATGATAAAGAGGAGAATCTTATTAGATTAATATCGCCAGTTCTAATGCAATTAATTATGGATAATCCCGAACTATTCGATTTCCTAAGCAAAAAAAGTAAAACGAGGTCTAAGTGAGCGAAATTCAGTCAAAATACGATTTAGAATCAGCTAAAAAGATGTTCATGGACTTCAAACCCCTGAAAGAAATAGCTAAAGTATTAAATATTAAGTACCGGACACTGGTATATCATAAAAATAAGTGGGAAGAGGAGCGAAATTTAGTACGTAAGGAAATTTTGCGAGACTTAGCTGACAACAAGAGAGCGATTTTAGTAAATCTCACATCAAATTCGCTTGATTGTGTAGATAGGGCTATAGAAGACCTAAAAAAGCGAGACAAACCTCCCACAATACACGAGGCTCGACTGCTTACCAACATTGTATCTGAGATTGATCGTATAATCAGGTTAGATGATGGTGAGCCGACCGATATAATAAGCGAACACAAGCCTTCTACGGTAATAGAGCTGAAGGCAAAATTAAAGAAGGACCCATTTTACATCGAGGATGCGTCTTTTAGGGAGATTACAGATGAAACTACTGATAGCACTAATGCTTCTGATTCCGACACTAGCTCTGAGTCAGATAACACTAACAAAGAATAACCATATTGTATTTAAGGGGGTTGTAAATGCTTCGAGCGTTGGAAAAGCTTCAAGAGATCTGCTCAAACTCAGTTTCAGGACTAAGCCAGGGGACACGTTATATATTGTTCTTGATAGTCCTGGTGGCTCTGTCTACGATGGGCTCAATTTTGTTCAGTTATTTGCTACGATACCTCGGAATGTGGAGTGCATAGCTATTAAAGCTTACTCTATGGGACATCACTTCCTACAAGCATGTCCAGGTAAGAGATATGGTGTACCTAATATGTCATCTATGGCGCATAGAGCCTCTGGAATGTTTAGAGGTACATTTAATGCCGGAGACGTAGAGCAACAGCTAGAATTATGGACAGGTATTGTACAGAGCATGGAAAAAGTAAATGCTAAACGTATGGGACTTAGTTTAGAGCAGTATCAATCGCATGCAAAAGATGAATATTGGTGTCATGGGTATGATTGCGTAAAGAAAAATTTTGTAGACGCTATTCAAACGGTAGGATGTAGTAAAGAATTAGTAGATGAAGAAACCAGTAGAATAGTAAATACTTTTTTTGGTAGCTATAAAGTATATGAATCTAAATGTCCTCTTATAGGCATGGTTCGTTACGAGAGGATGCCTAGAAGACGATGAGTTTAATAGATTTAAAACCTAGCGATGCCCTATATCTGCAAATCATGGACGACTTGCATAAACACTGGGCTCCGCATTCAGGACAAGTAAAAGTAGGTATGCCTCTCATCAAAGGAGAGGTATCTACTGTATTTATTCAGTGTGGACGTAAGTGGGGTAAAACGGACTTTGCTGCCTACATGTTATGGAGACATGCTCTCTTACATCCAGGCTCAGTATGCTACTACATTACACCAGAACTAGCTCACGGTAGAGAAATTATCTGGCATAATGGTCGCCTAAGCCAGTTTGGTAGGGAAAAGGACGAGCAAGGCAGATTTGTACCAGGTGGAGAAGAACCATTAAAAAAATATATTAAACATATAGCAAATACTGACTCACGTATTACATTTAAGAATAATAGTAGTATAAAGATTGTAGGTTCTGAGAACTGGGCTGCTGCTAACGGTCTAACACCCGACTTTGTAGTATATGACGAGTTTAAAGTATTTCATCCCATGTTCCATACCGAAATGAACCCGAACCGTATTGTACGTAAAGCACCTCTTGTAATAATTGGAACACCGCCTAAGCCAGGCGACAGGAATCAAGAGCAATACATGGAGTTTGCCGATGAATGTCTTAAAAGAAAAGACTGCGCACATATTATCGCCTCATCTTATGATAATCCACACATGCCTAAGGAGGAAATCGACAAAGAGATCGAAAAGCTCAGGGTACGTGGTGAAGATGATGTTATCAAACGAGAGTATTTTGGAGAAATCAGTCTGGGAGGAAGGAACGCTATTTTCCCCATGTTTGATGCCAAAAGTCTCAGACCCTTTGGAGAAGTAACAAATGCTATTAGAAAAGATCTTAAAAAACTTGATTGGTACTGTATTACTGATCCTGGCTCCACTACTTGTTTTGCCGTTCTTTTTGCTGCTATTAATCCTTACACTAAACAGGTGTATCTTCTTGATGAGTTTTACGAAACATCCCAAGCTGATACCACGATCAAACAAATATACCCGAAAATAAAAGCTAAAATGAAAGAGTTGAATCCTTATATAGAAGTAGACGATTGGTATAAAGTATATGACGAAGCCGCAGCCTGGTTTGCTACAGAATTAATGGGTCAATTTGGAGACTACTTTATGCCAACAGCAAAACACCTACACAAAAAGGAAAATGGCTTGTCACTATGTAAAGATCAAATAATATATGGAACTCTTGTTATGACAGATCGTATGCAGAAATTAAAGTGGGAAGTACAGCAGTATGTACGAACAGATAAGGGAGATATTCCTAAAAAGAATGACCATTTAATAGATTGCTGGAGATATTTAAATGCAGCAGCAAATTATGATATGAATCAGCTAATAGAAAAGAAAAAGAAAGAAGATCCCAGACGAGGATATTCATTAAAAGAAGATGTAAATAATATAAAAAACGAAATGGATTGGACCCATTCAATAATGCCGTGGGAGGACTAACGTATGGATATTACACAAATATCAATTATTTTATCAATTATTGCTTGCATTTTAAGCGCAATTCTGCTACCTTTTACGCTGTATGCTCTGATTTTGGTGAAAAGTTTAGAAAAACAAACACACACCGTACAATTTATGCCAGCCGAGGAAGCTCTCAGTAAAGAGAAGTTTGCTGATCCTGACAACGTATTTGAAGAAATAAATCAAGAGCAACAAGACGAGAATGAAGAAATTTATAGAATGGTATAGGAGATTAGATGGATTTATTTGAGGACATTAAAGAATATCAAGAAATGAAGTCTTTGGTTCTCAGCAGAAGTGACTTTGATAAGGTTTCAAATGAAATCGCCAATCCCTCTGAGCCTAGCGAAAAACTCGTAAATGCATTCAGGACTAATAAGAGCGTAATCGAGGATGAGTGAAAAGTTTGCAGATTCAGACAAAGTATTTGATGAAATAAATCAAGAGCAACAAGATGAAAATGAAGAAATCTACCAAATGGTATAGGAGCATAAATGAGTTATTTTGATGAGTTAGGTGACGATAGACCCGATAAAGTCAATATCAAGCCGTATCATTCGATAGATAAAAAAGATGAAAAAGAAGTATTAAAGTGGTGTAATAAAGTAGTAAAAACCCTAGAAAAACAAGCCGTTGCCAGAAACGCAAAATCCAGAAAAAATTTAGAGACATACAGAGGTGCAGTTACTACTACAAGCCGTACAGATATTAGACGTTCTGATCGTCAATTTGTAAACAGGGTAAACAAATTTGTTGTAAACCATTTACATGACATGACAGAAACACGTATATCGCAATTATCTAGACTAAAGCCAGCAGTAAACGTATTACCTACAAATGATGAATATGAAGATAGAAATGCGTCTAAAGCTGTAAAGTTCCTAATTGATCACCTATGGTACATAAATAATGTAGATGAGATAAGACAAAAGATGCTTCGTAACGCTTTTGTTTTTGGCGAATCTTACTGTTTTGTAACATGGGATAAAGATAAAGGTGATCTACATCCAATGTATGTAAAAGCTAGAGATATGGGAATTAGCCTTGACTTTGTAGATGAGCAAGGAAATCCTGTACTAGATGAAACTGGCAAAGCTATGAAAATAGATCCTAAAGTACCAGTTAAAACCGGAGATGTAAAGTACGAAGTAGAAGTGCCTTGGCGAGTCTACATGCAAAGACAAAAACAATTTAATCAAGTAGAGTATGCATTTAGAGTACGTGTAGAAGCTACAGAAACTCTTAAAAAAGAATATCCTGACAAAGCTAAAAAAATTAAAGAATCTACAGATGTAAAATCTTTTGATGCAGATGATTTAGCAGAACACTTCTTGGAAGAAGATACAGTGTACTATGAGTTTTATCACAAAAAAACAAAGCATTGTCCAGAGGGAGCATACGTTAAATTTACAGATGATGTAGTGCTAGAAATGAGTGGAGCACCATTCTCACATGGGGAACTACCTTTTGTACGTATTACTGACATGGATATACCAGAACAACTTAATGGTGTTTCTCAATATGAGCTAGTAAGACCGATTCAGAACATGCATGACAATCTTTCTACATTACTAGCTAAAAATATTTATATGATGGGACACGCTAAGTGGGTTATGCCTAGAGGTGCTTGTAAGATAGAATCTTTAGGTAATGACAACACTATTGTTCAGTATCAAGGTCCAGTAGCTCCTCAAATGCTACAAACAATGCCTAACCCTCCTGAAGCATATCAGTTTAGAGATCAGTTACGTAATGAAATGGGACAGATCTATGGTGTACAAGGAGTATCTAGAGGACAGCCGCCTAAGGGTATTACTGCTGCTGTTGCTTTACAATTTCTTAACGAACAAGAACAAGAGCGTAATAGTACAACAGTTATTAAACATAATGATATGATTAAGTCATTAGCTAAAATGACTATTGCTGTGTGTGGTGACAAATATGACCCTGAAGATGGTCGTATGCTACGTATTGTAGGTAAAAATAATAGATATAGTATTCGTCATTTTGATACAGCTAATTTACATAAAAACTATGATGTTAGGCTAGAGCTAGGATCAGGATTACCGGAAAGTAAAGCTGGTAAAGTACAACGTATTATTGAAGTAATGCAAATGAAGCCTAACTTACTATCTGACGAAAGATGGATTGATCTACTAGATCTAGGTAACTCGGACAAGATGAATAGTCTAATGACTGTATCTGTAAGAGCTGCTGAGTCTGAGAATGAAGATATTATGGCAGGACGTTTTGTAGGAGATCCTGAAGAATTTGAAGATCATATTGTACACTGGAAAACTCACACTAAAGCAATGCAAGAGCGTACATTCAAAGAAGAGTGTCCAGTAGATTACAGAGAAGAAATGATGGAGCATATTGCTATACATGAATTTCTTATGGTAGAAAAAGCTAAAAATAATCCTGCTTTTGAAGCAAAACTAGCGGAACTACCAAACTTTCCAGTATTTCCAAATGGATTTGTTCCAAGATCTACAGAACATCAGAGAGCTATTGTTCAAGGGCAAGCTAATGCCGGTATGCCTGTAGAAGGACTAATACCAGGGGAAGATAAGTCAGAAGTAGAGAGTAAGGAAGAAATAACAAAAGGGAGTAAAAAATGAGTGAAGAATTAGTAGAAGCTATCCAAGAAGTAAATCAAGAAGTAGATCTAGCCCCAGAGGCGCATGAAGATGCAGGTGCATTATCTTTTGACGAACTTGATTCTTTAACAGATGGAAGAAGTGAGGAAAAAGTATTAAATGATGCTAAAAAAGAAGTTAAGGCGGAGACAAAAAAGAACCAACCAAGAGCTAAAAGAGAAGACCACGATGAAGAGGCTGACGCTGGAGCAGAAGCGGAAGAAGGCGAAGCTGAGGCGTATGCAGAAGAAATTAAGAAAATCCTCGCTAGGCAAGGTGACACAGACATGGAATTATATGCAAACACCATGTTTAAACAAAAAGTAGATGGAGAAGAAGTAGATGTAGAGCTACAAGAACTACTTAACAACTATAGTGGTAAAGTATCTTATGATAAAAAGTTTCAAGAATTTTCTTCTACTAAAAAAGACTTTGATGAGTATAAAAATAAATATGATACTGAAATAAATCAAATAAATAGTTATATAAACGATTTTGCCCAAAAGTTTAGGCAAAATGATGCTCTGGGAGCGTTAGAATATTTTGCGGAATTTGCTGGAATGAAGCCGTACGAGTTTAGACGGGAACTTCTAAACCAGTTAGTCCCTGAAATGGAAAGACGTTCTATTATGACAGAGGATCAAATAAAAGCAGAAGAACTCGCTTTTCAAAACGAGTATCTGATGCGACAACATGAATCTGCACAAAAACAAAGTCAAGAACAGCAAGCCCTTAGGGAACTGGAAAATGAAATTGTTCAAGTACAGGAAGCTCATGGTATCTCAGACGAAGATTTTGAGAAAGCTTACAATGAACTTATGGAGATTGATTACGATGGAGAAATCAACCCTGCTACTGTAGCTGAGTATTACATGCACAGCACAGCTTACTCCAAAGCAGATGAGATTTTAAGTGGTATAGATCCCATGTTAGCAGAACAAGATCCGGTGGTTGAAAGCCTTCAAAAAGTGATTGTGGAGAATCCAGATTTTGATGACAACGACTTGATCGAAATTGTGCAAACGGTTTATAGTGACTTCAAAAAAGATGCGTCTAAAACTGTTTCTAAAAAGGCTAGTCCTCCAAAGAAACAGGAAACTAAAACCCCCAAAAAACAAGATTTTGTAGATTGGGATGAAATTTAATTTTAACGAAAGGAGTTAAAAATGTCTAGTGAAAGACTATTTAGTTTAGACGAAGCGAACAAACTCTTTAAGATTAAGTACGAGAAGCTTTCTGAGAATGTATATAACTCGGCTAACGTCTTATTGGGTCGTGTAAAAAAATCCTATGATTTCGTAGGTGAAAAAATTCAAATTACTATTCCATCATCTTTTAGTGGTGGTGTTGGTTCAGGTTCTTTACCA